TCTCCTTCTTCGCCAGGCTCTTCTTCATCATCATCGTCGTCATCATCATCTTCATCCTTAACAATAATAGTTTCTTTTGTTTCAGTTTCTTTATCGGAACAAATGCTATTTTCGTCTTCTTCTTTTGGCATAATAATATTTTAATTAATAAAATAATTCTTATATAAATTTAAGGTATGAATATAAATTTAATAAAATTTATAAGTTTTTTTATTGGTTTATTTATCACTCTTGTTATCTTATCATATTATAAAATAATTGAACCTTTTACAGATGATCAACCTAAAATTAAAGATGAAATAAAAGAGGAAGGTAAAAAAGAAAATTTTGATGTTATAGTTGTCGATAATCAATCTGTATTACCATTCGAAGGATATAAATTTATTTGTATAAATACATATTTAGATATTACTAAAATTTCATTAAATGATGGAAAATGGTATGATAATAATAGTGAAAATAAATATTATGATTTTAATTATAATAATTATTTTAAATTTAACAGAGCTATTAAATTATATGATAATAATTTAAATAATAATGGAGCAAAATTAGCCGATTTAAGGAATATTCAATTAGATGGACCAGCATGTTTCAATTTTGCTAATAATAGTGAAACATATGAACTTACAGAATTTTCTATGTTTTTAGTTACTAAAATAACAAACTTTACAAATAATCATAATATTATTTTTGAAATGACTGGAAATACAGTAACAACAGATAATGTTATTCCTACTTATACATCAAGTATAATAAATGTAGATTTTATTGTTAATGATAATTTTAATTATAATATAAATATTCGTATAGGTGATATAGTTTATTCAGGTTTAATAGATGACATAGATAAAGATATAATTCATAATCCAAATTATATAATTTTGGGAATGTATTATACAGCTGCTAAAATAGGATTTATTATTAATCAACGATTATATGAATATGCTAATACTAATACAAACAGAATTACATTAGGTTCAACGCCATTAATTATAAATAAATATGGTTCTGCTAACATGCAATTATTAAATTTTGTTTATTATAAAACATTATTTCATTTTGATAATTTTGATTTATTTGTTAGATATAATAATTATTATATTTCAGGACTTTATTATGAATCTCTTAATAAAAAATGTGATGTTAATCGTCGTATTGTAAATGAGGATGATTATCAATTAGATGACTTATCTGAATTAGCTGATATTAGTAGCGTAGATCAAACAAATGAATTACCAGATACACAACTTCACCCACATCATCGCCATCATCTAGAATATAATAATTTAAATAAATTACCATCCTTTAAATATGATTTAATGATGGATAGAATACCATCTATATTTAATAGAATTTTTAATTTTTAATTATTCGTTTATTTAAGACATATAAACATATATAATTTTTAGTAAGTATATAAAATGAACGAATATATAGATTTCCCAACAAATAATACGAACCTATTATTCAATAAAAATAAAATAAGTGCTGACATTGCTTCTTTGTCTTCTATGTCATCAATTTCAAGTTCTTCAAGTGTTCGTTCGGCTGAACTAAAGAAACATAAAAAACAACCACAACAACAGCCACAAATAAATATAAGAAAAAAGAAATATGAAAGTAGTGCCGAAGATGAAGAAGATGATGATAATAAAACCATTGATGATAGTGATAATGAAGATGAAAGAAGTAGCAAAGATGAAGAAGAAGATGATGACGAAGAGGAAGAAGGGAGTGAAATAGACGAAGAAGAAGATGATGAAGATGATGGAGATCGTAGAAAACCTTCGTCAAAACTTAATAAATATAAAAATGAAATTAATGAAAAAAAAGAAATATTATATCAACTTAACCGCCTTGATTCAAAAGGTTTTAAAATTCCTCATACATTCACAATGCAGTCTGATCTAGAAGAAATGAAACAAGAATATAATAAAATAATTAGAGATAAGGAGATTGACGCAAGTGTTCGTTTTCAGCGTAAAATGCTTATGGCATTTGTAACAGGAACTGAATATCTTAATACTCGTTATGATCCTTTTGCGATAAAACTCGAAGGATGGTCTGAACAAGTTCATGAAAATTTACAAGATTTTGATGATATTTTTGAAGAATTACATGATAAATATAAGTCTAAGGGCAAATCTATGCCACCTGAATTAAGACTTTTCGTAAGTTTGTCAGGAAGTGCTTTTATGTTCCATTTAACTTCAAAAATGTTCAAAGAAAGTTCTATACCAGGTGTTGAAGAAGTTCTTAAAGCAAATCCTGAATTAATGAAACAATTTCAGAATGCTGCGGCAAAACAATTCATTTATAATAATATAGGCAATAATTCAGCAAGTTCTCAGCAAAAACAACCGGCAAAACAAAATATTAGTGCTGGTGGTAATGATGGAGGTGTTAATAGTCTTTTTGGAAATTCATCTGGATTATTTGGAATGGTAAATAACTTATTCAGCGGATTAAATAGAAATCAAGCACCTCCTCCAATAATTCATTCAAAGCCTGAACAAGATATTAATAAAATAATAAATAATGTTCATAATAAAATCTCAATCTATCCAGATGAAGATACAAAAATAGAAACATTATCAATTAGCGATGAAGAAATAACTTCTATAATTGAAGATGCTACTGATGTAAAAATATTAAAATCAAATACAAGAGGAAGAAAACCAGCAAATAACCGTACCTTAAACATTTAATTTATAAGTATTATTGCCACGTGTGTTTTTAACGGTGCGACCAACTTCATTTATAGTTTTTCCAAGATCAGATCGTATTTCACGAACACTACTAGCTAATCGTTCGGGCACTTTTCTTATTGATGAAATTGGATCATGTATAACTTCACGTATTTCATCAGCACCTTCGTTAACACTTCGGACTACATTAAAGAAAGTAGAAGCAACAACGAATATTATGATATGAAGTAAGAAAAGAACAAATATTAAGATAAATTCAATCATTGAACCAATCATTATTATTTCACGGCGAGAATCAACGGAGCATTTACATTTTTCATTAACTAAATAACGAGTATATTTGAATACTTCATATAAATAATAAATGAAAACTAAAACGAAAATTAGATCAACAAACTTATTTATTAGAACAACATTGCCACCAAGATTATTATATAAAGCTTCATCTGGTATCATTGCGGAAAATAGTAAATATATTATAGCAAATATGGTAAAGCCTTTGATGAAACTAAAATCCTTAGTTAAGGCACAAGCACAACCCTTATTTTCTAAATTATATAAATAGCTATAAATAATTACTAAAAGAATTAAAGTGAGAACCGATGAAAGGGCTTTTATAAAGTAAGATACGCCGAAATCTGCCATAAATAATATTTTATTCTAATAAACAAAAATATTATTTTTATACAATAAAATTTGTTCTATTTTTAGGTTCTACATATTTTAATTTTAAGTATTCAAATATATCTTTTTCGCTTTTAATAATTGGTTTATTTTTATCAAATCCGTGTTCACTTAACGAAAGCCCGAATTTATTTTTAACATAACTACGCATTCCAATATTAAATATATTAGAACCTGTGAAATATAATAGAGAATAATAATATTCATTGACTGGTGCTATTAGAATATCTAATCTTCTCGCGGGCTTGTCATCTAGTTGAACAATACCCATAAATTTATTCTTTCCTAATGCTAAAATACCCTTTATATATCCTAATGTATTTAAGGAATCTATATAACTCTTTAAATTGAATTTTGGTGTCTCCATGATAATTATATCAATATCTCCCATAGATTTTTTGCCTCTGCGATAAGAACCAACAAAATCATATTTAATTTCTTTTTTAGTTAATAAATCTTTTTCAAGAATTTTTATATGTTCCTTAAATTCTTTAAGTGGTATACGTTTTTTCAAATCCTTATAATACTTTAAACCAAGTTTTTGTTTATCATTAAGGCAAAAAACATTCTTTTTAAGTTGTGTTATAGATGTAATACCAGTTTCTATTATTTTTTCAATATTTGAAGGACCAATTCCATAAACATTTATTAATTCTTTTTTAAATTTATATAATTTATCTTTATTGATATTCTTTGTAATATATGATATATTTCCTGTTTCAAATAATTCTTTAATTTTTTCATGAATACTTTTACCAATACCATTAATATCCTTTAAATCATTTAAGTTTGATATTTCTTTCGGATAAATGAGAATATTATTGATAACATTATCATATGCCTTAACTTTATAAATATCTTTATTAAATCTTTCATAATCTCGAATAATTTCAAGATTTTTAATTATAGTTTCTTTATTAATTTTAACCATTATTTACATAATTAAAATAAAAAAAATTATTTATACTTATCAACTATATTTGATACTTTGAATTTAGTTGAATTATCTAATCTTGATATATCAAATGACTTAATATACTCAATATATTCTTGTTTAGGTATAAAATCTAAAATAATCGCATATTCATCCAATAATAATTCTGTTATATGTTTATAATTATTCAGGTCGGGTTTATTATCCAAATCATAAATAATAGATATCATAATCTGATTTATGATATCAACTTTATTAATTTTTTTCAAAATTACACATAATGCCTTAATCATAGACAGAGTATTTTTCTTAATTTTGATATATTCACAATAAGTATCATAATATTGTTCTTCGAATATTAATTTATGTTCAATAACAATTTTTACAGGTAACCATTCTTTGTTTTTTAAATAATTTTCATAATATTTAGTTATATTTTTTTCAATATAATCATTATCAAAAAGATATAATATTTCAATATAAATTTTATTATTAGATGTTTTAATAAAATTGATTAAAATGTCAAATAAAGAGTTTTTAATTTCATCATTGATTTGTGTTATAAAATGAGATATTTTACCATATATAACATCTTTGTTTACATCTGTTAATTTGTTCAAATATGAAATAAATTCTTTTTTACATTTGGCATCATCACTAAAATCAATATAAATTATGTGCGGTCTTGTTTTAATTTTTGTTTTATTTTGTGCTATTATTTTCTTTTTTTCCCATAAACTTCTCGCGTCATAATTAGAAACAAAACAAGAATAATTATTAATCAATTCATTGGCTTTATTAACTATATTATCAGGTATTTGAATATTTGAATTATTATATGTCTCTAAACAATTTTTAAAAATCTCATAATTAATTTTAACAAGTCCAATATCTTCGTTTTCTTCGTTCATATATTATAAGTTTGAATAATATCTTTATATTTATTCATCACTTATTATAACTTCATCTTCGACTGCTTTTGAATTATCATAATTTATTATTTTATCTATTAATTGAGATTTACTACCATCGCAATTTATTTTTCTTTCCTCACATTTAGCTTTTATCTTTTCTAAACTTAATTTCATTAAAGCCTTTTTGGTATTGGCTGATGATTGAACATTTGAACTTATAACTGATGCGCTATCTTCTATTATCTCCTTCTTTAAATCAAATATTTCATTATTAATTGGTTTATCATCTAAAACAGTAACATGTATTTCACTCGCGGCACAAATGCCATTCATTCCGCATTTTGGAGTAGGTGGATAATCATTATATATCTCATTCATCATCATATTGGCTTCATTTATTTTTTCATTATAATAATCAGACGCCGGTGTATTAGTTATAGGTCGATTAGCGCCATTTAACTCTAATTCTAATTTTTGTAATCTTGTTGACATCATATAATTAGATTGTTCAAGATATAGATATTTGTATGATAAAAATAGAAGAAGTAATACAAGTATGAAATAACTTATATAAAATAAAATATTGTTAATTGTGAATAATTTAAATACGAACATTTCTTAAATTTTGATTATATATTTTGTTTTTCATTTCAATCGCACTTCTAATAATATCTTTATTAAATTTATGCTTTTCTAATAATTCGATTGCTATAATTTGTTTAGAACCTCCACGATTTATCTTATAATTAAAGTCATAGTTCTTAGTTTTCTCATTATAATCAGCATTTACACTTAAATTTATAAATTTCTTATTATCTTCAAGATCCATTAAATTATGAAAATGTGTTGTTATTATTAATGATACGCCTTCGATATTTCCAAGATATTCAGCAACTGAATAAGCTACCGAAACGCCTTCTATTGGAGGTGTAGAATGCATCGGTTCGTCCATTAAAAATAATCCCCTCTTATTCTCTTTTTTCAAATTTTCCGCGATCATTATCATATTATTACAATAATTTGTTTCTGTTTCAAAATATGACATCTTGCCAGTAACATCTACAACTCTCATAAATGTAGTTATAGCATCATAAAGATAAATATTTCCTTTTAAGGCGTTTATTATTCCAAATGTTTGAGCTAGAATTATGTTCAAAGTTATAGATTTTACAAATGTAGTTTTTCCACCAGCGTTTACACCAGTTATAATAATATTTTTTGATAAATTTACAGGATTTCCTACTTGACTTGATTTTAATAATGGATTATTAATATTCCATATTTGGGTATTAGTATCATTATAAGAAGGCAAACACCAATTTTTATTACTTTTAAGTCTTGTTATAACATCTATTACATCAATTGTATAAATAACTTTAAGGATATTAATAATATCTTCTTTATAATTTGCGTTTTTCCATAATTTATAAATAGTTGATATATCATAATCTAATTTTTCTAAGTTTTTTATGCTTTTATTCATAGTATCTTCATTGATCTGATGATTATATAAGAAAAATGTTTTCCATATATTATTTGATTGTTTTATGATTGTTATAGATGATTTTAAGAATGTAATTAAGCCATTGACTTTATTAAATAATTTTTCACGAATTTTATAAATCATATATGAAACATAAAAAGTTTGGTAAATACTATAAATATATAAAGCTATATATGAAAATACTGTTATAATTTTAAAAATATCATTTTTGATATTTCCAGAATATTTAAAAAACATCTTAACAAATTGATAAATAATACCTAAATATTTAGTTACAGTCAAGTTAAAATTCAAATATTTATTTAAATAATAATAAGGCATATAAAGAACTGATAATGGATATAAGAGACCTGTTAAAGGCATTATAATGATCTTATATAAATGATAAATGTCAACTAAATATTTATTATAATTCATATTATTTATGATGTAAGTAGAAGGAAATAGAAGATTTATTGAAAAATCTTCATCAATCTCTTCTTTCAATGTCATAATCCATAATAAATCTTTTTCATGATTTTTTAAAATTTCTTTTTGATAATTTAATAATTTAAAAAATGTTTTTTGTCTGTTTTCCAATAATGGTTTATTATTTATGGGCGTTTTTATTAATTTATCTATTAAAATCGATGCTCCTAACGTTGAAGGTTGTTTAGTTATCCATTCATCTATTTTAGTATCAGTATAAACATTATCACTTACTATTATTTTATTTTTGTCGTAGTTATTTTTTAAAATATCATTTAATAAAACATTAGCGGTAGATGTTGGTATTTCAAAAAAAACATTTAAATCGTCCAAATTCATTTTAATATAATATTTATATATTTTATTCTCGTTTTTAAATTCACATATAAATAAAAAATGATAAATAAGATTTAAATTAGTATTATGGATTATATTATTATGATACATGAAAATAAAATTTATAAAATTGATAAAGAACCTTATGAAACTGATGAGAATACTTATATAAGAGGTTGGTTTATTATCAATAATTTCAATAAATTTAAAGATGTTGAATTAATATCGCGTTCAATTATTTATTTAAATGAAAGTAAAAATAATATGAAATATATTGTTTAATTATTAGATGACACGACGAGCTTTACGAACAGGTTTGGCAGGAGCGCGACGGCGACGTCCACCAACTTGTTCTTGATACATTGGTTCAGCGCGTTCTTCTTGACCTTCTGAAAAGAAATTAAAAGAGCTATTTTTATCAGCTAATAAGCGAGCTCCTAATAGGGCTAATGCTGATATGAAAGCTGTAAGTTCAACAGGGGCACCACCACGACGACGGCGATCATTACCACCTTTAACTACTGGTTGTTGTGCTACTACATGTGGAGAAACAGCTGATGGTTTTTGATCAGCATAATAATAACCTCCGCGACGACGAGGATCGCCACCACCAGTTTGGCATGATGGACAACCATTATTACCACCTTTTAAAGCAGGCTGGGATGAAACAGTTGATGGAGCAGATTGAACTAAGGTATAATCTCCAAGAGGTGGATAAGACGCTTCTCCGCCAGTTCTTCTTCTTTGCATTATATCTAATTAAATAAAATATATTATTTTCTAATATAAAAAACAAGAAATACAGCTATAATAGTTGTAAAAAAATTTAATACGATTATTAAAATAACGAATGGAATAATATAATATAATAAATAAATTAATATAGGTTTTATAATTTCAGTTCTTATATCTTCATTTAATATTTCATTTCTTATAAAACTAATAATAAAATCCACTGGTTTAATATTATTTTTTTGTTGCGTCATATTTTATCTTTGGATTAACTTAATATTATATAGAATGAAACATTTATTAAAATTTCCGCAACAAAAAACAAATCATTCAGTTTCTTATTTAGAAACACCTTTAAGATTAGAATTAAATGATATAAAGGTTATTAATGTCTTAAATCATATTTTAGAATGTTATATTCCGATAAAAATCAACGAACGATCTATAAACAAAATTAAGGAAATTGACGAATTATCTTTAAATACTTTAAATGATAATCCAGATTGGATTAATAAGGATGAACAGGATTTAGATACATTATATTACACTTCTTATTTTAGTGATATATCACATATGTATTTATTTATTAATAATAAAACAAATTGTTCATTTAATGGTAATGATAAAGATGTCACCGAAATATTATCAATTCTTAAAAATAATAAATCAAAAGATTATAATATAACCGTTGATATTACATTTTTTGGTTTATTTATTCAGTCGAATAAAATTGGGAATAAATGGTTAATAAAAAATATTAGCGTTGATGAAGTATTTGATAATAAGACTGATTGGAATAAAGAAGAAATCGAAGAGGATTGGGAAGAAGAAGTACAAAATTATGAAATTGAAATGAACGAAAAAATAAAAACTTATTTAACAAATATTAATGAAGCAAAAATATTATTGGAAGAAATTAAAAATGAACAAAATATAAATACTTGGGAAAAAAAGATATTAAAGTTAAAAAAATATATTTTAAAATTATAATTTTATCTATATTATTATAATAGATAGATATAAAATGAGTTCTAATAGTAGTTCTTCAATAGTTATTTCATTTTCAATCGCAATTTTATTATTATTAACACTTTTATTATTAATTTCTTACAATTCTAAATGTAAGATGGATAATATAGAACGATTTGAAAATGAAGTAGGAGGAAATGATGCTTTTGATTCCACAAATATGTTTAATTTACACCAACCACCACATTTACCATCAGTAGCGGATAATGCCAATAAATTGGCTGATACTAAAAAAGCAAGTGACGGCGAAGTTATGCCAAATGTTAGACCAGTAGATCCAACCGATAATTATTATGGATCATACGCTTCAAATAAAGGGGATTCTTTTGAAAAGTTTGAAGATGCTACACAATTACCCCCACAACCAACTGATACAGGTGCATATTTAAATCGCGATCGTTTAACAAGTGATGATTTATTACCAAAAGATGCCGCTAATTCTAAATGGGCTGAAATAAACCCTGCTGGATCTGGTGACATTCGTGATCAAAACTTTTTAACTGCTGGTTATCATATTGGAATTAATACTATTGGTCAATCTCTCCGTAATGCTAATCTTCAATTACGTTCTGAACCACCCAATCCCCAAGTTGCTGTTAGCCCTTGGTTAATATCTACTATTGAACCAGATGTTCGTCATGTTGCTTTTGAAATTGGCAGCACTCCATCATATTAATCAAATGTAACAAAACACTTAGTATTAATAATATCTTGTTTAGGGATTAATGAATTTTTATTAAAATTTTTGAATTGTTTTTTATATGAGAATTTTGACATATTTTCATAAATAATCTTTTGATTATCAATAGCATAATTGATAATTTTATTATTGAAAGCCCATTTAAAAAAATTGAGTTGTCCTATTGTTGTCTCAATTATTTGCTGCTTTTCATTATTAATCATAAATGAAATTCTATCATGTCTTCTAAAAGCATCAAAATTAAATTTCTTAAATGATTTAAGTTGAGCACGATAATCTAAATATAATGTTATTTTTCTATATTTTTCATTTGAATAATTATCAGGTAAATTATAATAAATATTATCGTCAATATCATTTATCCAGTAAATAATATTATGATTTTTAGCATATCTTGTTACAAGCCAATCAATCATTCTTAAAGATAAAACATGTTTTCCTTCGATAATTGTTTTTAAAATAGATTTATATTTATTATTATTTTCGTAAAATGTGTATAAAGAAGATAATAATAAATCTTTACTACTATCAGTCATTAATTAAATTATATTAAAATTTCTTATATCTATTATTTGGTAAAATTAATCATATCAAATATAATAGCAATTATTGCCAATAATAATAAAAGTCCTATTCTTAAATCCCAGTATAATAAATAAATATCTAAAACTATTAATATCAATAATACCCAATAATGTTCATAAATATCTATTAAAGTTTCGGGATAAGGTACTGATGGTCTTAAACCGTAAATTAATAAATATGCTGAAAGAATACCAATTATCAAATAACGTAAAAATATATCAAGCATTTATTCTATTATTATTATTATTTTTTCTTTTCCATATTAATAATAGAAAAAATGCTTTATTCTACACTTGAAGAAGCTTATCCAATCGCGAATAACATGTCAAATAAAAATAAGAAAAAAAAAGAAAAACAAGATGAAGATCCTCAACTGATCCAATCTAATCAACAATGTTCTCCTCTACAAGTTCCAGAATATAAATTACCAATTGACAGTAATTCTCTAAATTCATTTAAGAAGGCTATTGATGTTTCTTTAAATACAAATAAAATTATGGATCAGCCTGTAAAGAATACTTCTGATAATTTTAATGTTGAACCATATGACTATGATGAATATGATGCCTATTTAAATATTACAAGCAATAATATACAAACAAATCGAATTGATAATAGTCCTCAATATAGAACAACTCCATCATTATTAGATTATTTAAAAACATTGAGAGACAATTATGATAAAATTCATACACAACAAGCTATTAAAGTTGATAATGTTGAACATTTTACAAATTATCCATCCAATAAAATGAAAGTAGATGTAAATTTATATAATTTATTTTTATTTATGTTCATTGGTATTATTATAATACTATTATGCGACCAAATAACAAAATTGGCAATTGTTATAGCAAGTAAAAATATATAAACAACGTTATTATTTAAAATATAATATGAAATATTTTACACATTTAGTTTTTTCAGGTAGTGCTATACGTTCTATATGTATTTTAGGTATATTGAGATATATTTATTTTAATAAACTCGAAGAACATATTAAAAATGTTGCTGGCACTTCTATGGGTTCTTTTTTTGGTTTAGCATTTGCCTTAAAAATACCAATCGACGAATTAGAAGATATGATTTTAAAATTAATTGAAAAAGAAGAAGTTGTTTCCATATGTACAACTAAATTTCTAAATCTTTTTTCAAACTTAGGATTTAATGATTCTAAGTTATATGTCGAACCTATGAAAGAATATGTTAAAAAGAAATATAATCAAGATGATATGACTTTTATTGAATTATCAAAATTTACAGGTGTTAATCTTTTCGTAAGTTCTACAAAAATAAATGATGGCACTAATTTTATTTTTAATGTCAATGATACTCCTAATGTCTCTGTATTTGATGCTGTTGCTTCTTCTATGTCAATTCCAGTTATATCAAAACCTGTTATAATTGATAATAATTATTATGTAGATGGTTGTATTACTAATAATTTACCTTATGAGATTTTTAGTAACATAAATCAAGAAGATATTTTAAATGTAGTTGTTTATATTAAAAATGATTATGATGTTGTTGATAAAATTAATTCAGATGATATCAATTTCATCGAATATTATAAACAAATCATTGGAATTATTTATGCAAGTTCCTTAAATCATAGTTATATATCAAAAATTAATAAATTTAAGAATCCATTAATCATTAATAACAGTCCATTTAAATCTTTTTACAATTTTGAATTTTCGAATAATAATTTATTTTTTAGTATACATAAAAATGATATTGAAAATTTAATTTTACAAGGTTTTAAAGATATTACTATTTATATGAAACAATTTGAAGATGATGAAGAAACTGGAAGAGAACTTACTGTAATAGAAGATATTTCGAAGGTTCCTTAACATCTTCTATCTTCCATGATATATATATCATTATATTATTCGGCAATACTGATACAAATAATCCACTTTTTTGTAATGATTTTACTATATAATTAACACAACTTAAATGATCATATAATGGATAACCTATAATAATAGGCGGAATTTTATAATATAAAGATTGTCCACCAATTTCAGCTATACCTTTTATTTTATTATGACAAGTATTTAAAATCACATTATAAGCCTGATTAATTTTTGTATCCTTCTTTTTCTTAATTTCATATAAATCATATAATGATAATTTTGAGATCATTTTATTTATAATATTATATTTATTTTGCATTTTGATTTGCGAATGCTATTATATCAGCTGCATTTCTTTTACCTTCATATGGTATTACAGCTCCTGATGTATTATTTACAAGTAAAATAGTTGGAGTGCTATTTACATTATATTTTCTACCAGCTGCCATACCATCACCACCATCACTTATATCATATTTTACAGTAGTATAATTAATGATTGCTTGATTATTAATAGCATCAGTAACAATATTATCCCATGTTGGTTGAAAATCATTACAATAACCACAATTAGTCATACTAAAATATTGTAAAGTATAGTTTTTATTTAAAGGCGATGATGAATCATCAAAAAAATTTTCTTGATTTCTATAATATTGACTTCCATAATATATAGAACCAGCTATTATAGCAAATATAAATACTGATAATAATATCATTGTTAAAGTGCTACTTCCTTCATTTGAATCAGATGAGCCGCCGCGATAAGATCTATATTTGGATGACATTTCTATTTTATTATAATATTTTTATTAACTATATAAATATATAATAAAAATACTAATAGTAAACTAAATAAAATAAAATTAAAATAATTCATATATTTAATTATTTTATCATTTACATTTGTTATTTTTTTATCTTTTAACCATATAATTGTATTTAAAGTAAAAAATAAATATATTAATATAGCAATAAATAATAGAATATAAAATATCATTTTAATCTAATATAAAAAATGATTTATATTTTATTATTATTATTCGTCAATATGCACTTGTCAGCATTTAGTTCAATACGCGCGATTATTATGTGTAATAATACACCAACCATTTATACTACAAGTTGTTTTAACAATAATGCGAAATTGTCACTAGAACATGTATTTCCAAAATCTCTTATGTATAAAAGACATTATAATGACATGCATAATATATTCAAATGTGACGCCTATATTAATAATATGAGATCAAATTATAAGTTTGTTGATAGTTGTAATGTAAATACATTCATTCAATTAAATCAAACAGATAATTATATTAATACTAAAATGAAATTATTTAAGCCTCATGATGATAGTAAAGGTATAATCGCAAGAGCTATTATGCATATGTGCTATGAATATAAATATGATTATAAGAAAATTATAGATTATGAAGATTTAATCAATTGGTTTATTGAATATCCTCCAACAAAAGAAGAAATCTATCATAATAATATCATTTTTCAAAAACAAAAAAAGAGAAATATGTTTATTGATTTATACAATAAAAAAAATTTTAAAAAATTGGTGATGCACCGGTTTTTATAATAAAAAATGATTTTTTATTTTAAGATTAAAATTTATATTAAGTTAAATATGTGTTATATTAAAACACGGAGGCAAGCCGAAAGTCAAAATCAAGAAGATGAAATTGAAATCAATAAGAAACATCAATTATTTTTAGATATTGCTGCGGAAACAGCCAAATTCTCAACAATGCAACAAAAGCACGGGGCTGTGGTTGTACATAAAAATAAAGTAATCGCATGCGGTTTTAATTATACCACTCATTTCTTAAATGACAATAATAGTATTCATGCCGAAGTAGCAGCAATTACACAAGTCTTAAAAAATAAGAATATTTTGAATGAATGTGATATTTATGTTGTTCGTATTGCACCTCAACGATTTAACAACTGTTTAAAAATGTCTAAGCCTTGTGATAAATGCACAAGGTTTATTAAGAAATATAATATACGAAAAACTTATTATTCGACTAATTATGAATATGATTATAATTATCTAAATATCTAAGCTCATTGAAACTTTTGGAATAATTCTTTTTATACTTTTTTTAACTATAACTGGTCTATTCTCACTGTTAAAAATCATATTTAATAATTCTTCGCCTGTTAAATTTTTATTGTTATTAATGATCTCTCTAACCTCTTTAATATTTACTGGTTTTTGAACATTCTTTACATTTGTCTTTAAACGACCATTTTGTGTATTAAGATCATTATAATTATATTTAAACATAAAGTCTTGGATTTTATTATTCAAGACTTGTTGAAGTGTTTTACGTTCTCTAATTGCTATTTTCAATTTTCTTATAGCATCATCATATTTAAACCAATCATTAACTAGGTTTTTAAATGTATCCATTTCTTCCGATGTAGGTTCATTCTTATTTTCAATTATATCATCAACTAAATTTAAATCATCCATTATATCAAAAATATAAAAAAATCTTTAAATATATTTATTTAGTTTTTTTTGGTGTGGCTCTTGGTTTTGGAGTTGCTTTTGTTGCTGGTCTTGTTGATGGTCTTGTTGTTGGTCTTCTTGTTGGTTTTGGGGCTGTTGTTGGTCTTGAAGCGGTTGTTGGTCTTGTTGTTTGTCTTGAAGCGGTTGTTGGTCTTGTTACGGTTTTTACATATTTATTAATAAAATCACTAACATTATCAAAGGTTCTACTATGTCCAATAAAATTTATAGGTTTTGATTGATTATATGAAACAATGCTGGGATATGAAAACATTTTTAAATTTTGAGGAAATAAAGTATTCATATCATTATATTCAACCTCGTATATTTTTTTTTGTGTATTAAAGCGTTCTTTTATTTGATCCCATATTGGCATAAAAGAATGACAATGACCACAACTATTCCAATAATATAAAATAATACAACTATCTGTATTAACATCCTTCACAAATTTTTTCGCATGAGATTCATTTTTAATTGCTGTGACTGTCGATGGTTTTTTTGCGGATTTAACAATTGTTGACATTTTTCTATTTATATATAATATAAAATAATTACTTTAATTAAATATGGATTATAGTTTTCAAATTAAATCAAATGATATTTTACGAGATCACATAAAACAACTTGAAGATAATTATAATTTAAATAATAATTTTTTATTTCAAAATCAAATGAAAAGCATCAATGAAGATAAAATTGGTAAAATCATCGATAACACATATTTAGATTCAATATATATTAATAAAAAAAGTTGTATTTTTAAAAAAGAAGATAATAATGAAGATAATGGTTGGACTAATTATTTTAAAATGAATCAAATAGTTGATAGAAGAATGTTTAACAAAAATACTAGACAAAAAACTATTTAAGGAACTCTATTTCTTTTTTATATTCTTTTGAAGGAGTCTCTAATATTATTATAGATTTATCAAAAAATTTAGCAAATTCCCTTAAATCATTTGGGGGAATTTTACCATCAAATAAACATTCGTGTCTATCTAAGTGTGAACTTTTTATATTAACACTATTATTTAAATGAATACATACAATATCATCTTTATTCTTAAAAACTTTTGATATTTCATTTAATTCATACCCAAGATTCCATATATGACATGTATCTATACAAATCTTAAAGATGGTTCTCTCTTCTTCTGTAAATGAATAATAAAAATTTATAAAATCATTAATATCTGTTAATAATTCGGTTCCTTGTCCTGCTGGTGTTTCTAATAATAATTTCGTTTTAATATTTCTTTTTATTATTTCCCCTATAATACTTCTTATATTTGTTTTCATTGTATTTAAGGAGTCTTCAATACTACTTTTAGTTGATTTACCAACATGTAAAACATAACCTTTCGCACCTATATAATGTGATGTTATTAAATCATGAACTATTATTGTATCTTCAATTTCTATTACTTTTCTTCCATTTAAAAAAGGTTTTGCCAAATTAATTACATAAGGACTATGAACAACTAATGAAAAATCATTAATCTTACAATATTTTTTAATTAAATGTGATTCAGATATATATTTATCATGATCATTTATATGTGAACTTCGTGGGTTACCTACAAAAAGCTGTAAAGCATTTCCTCCATTTTTTTTAATTGATTCCATAGTTTTAACAATTGTTGTTTCTCTTGGTATATGAGCTCCAATAATCATTAATATACTTAAATATTATTATATATACTTAAATAATAATCTTAAACGAAAAATATGTCATCTAAACATCCTTTAATTACCGAAGGAACACATATAATTATTGATATTAGTCATATTGATAATTATGACATACTACAATTTAATGATTCAATTTCTGATATTCTTAATATGATCGTTTCTAAATTTAATTTAACTGTCGTTGGTAAAGTATTACATCAATTTGAACCATTCGGTGTTACGGGTGTTTATGTTCTAAGCGAATCACATCTATCAATTCATACTTTTGTTGAAGAAAAGAAAGTAGCTATGGATTTATATACTTGTAAGTCGTTTAATGACACTGAAAATCTAATAAATTTTTTACATGAGATTTTTAATCCTTGTAACATAGAATATAAAGTTATTAATCGTTAAATATAAAAAACTGATTTTCATTTTATTTTTTTTAAAATTATTATGTCTAGTCATTATGATATATTGATCCATTCAATTGGTATTTATGAAAAAACTATATATAAATGTGATAATTTTAATGAATGGGGTAAAATAAATGATTGTCTTGAAGCTATGAAACTTGGAAAAAAAGCATACAATGAAATGAAAGATCTTAAAAAATATTCAAATACCTATGATGAAATTTTATATTTAATAGATAAAACTAGAAATGACATTAAAGTTATTGAAAATGTTGTAATATTTCGTGATGAATTTAATAATAAATATAATTTAATGTGGAGAAATCTAAATGTTTATATTCAAGCTCTTAGAATTGCCAAAAAAGCATGTGATGAATATTATATATTTAATTGCTGTGAATAATATTAATTATTATAATCAATTAAATATTTACAACATGTATTAAAATCAATTATGTATCGATAAGGACATGTGAAGAATATTTTTTGTTCTTGTGTTTTAAAGAATTTTACTAAACAGTCATGATGAATCTTATAACTATTTGATTTTACTTTATCAAATATATTTTCATATAATTTAACTATTTCTGTATCTCTTATAATCAATTGTTCTAAACAAATTGGGCAAAATTCACTAAAAGAATCATTTGGAACAATCTCATACGGTAAATTAGTTATCTTCCATCCTTCTTCAATCATCCTATAAATATCATTAAAAATCTCATTGTTTGAATGAAATCCTCTAATATATTGCGTTCGTTTATTAATGATATCATCCATAATTTTCTTATCCAAATCATCAGTTGTCACATAATCATATGGTGTTCCAGTATTATTCGAATAATAAATATTATTTTTGTTCATTAATAACCCATAGCAAATATAGTTATTATTTTTAAATGGCGGTGCCTCTACATTTGATAAACTAATTTTATAAGAAATTCTTAATTCATTGATTGTATTTATATTATCTTCTATAAACTTTATGAACTTACTGAAATTACTATGTTCCTTAAATACAACTTTAATTATTGGTTTTTTTATGAATCTATCAATTGTTTCTGGATTGTAAGATTCATCATAAAAATTATCAAGTGGTAATTTATTTTTTATATAAATATTTGTATTATGTTTTGCTAATATTCTATCACAAACATAAGTATCATAAATAATTCCATCATTTTTAAATACTTCCAATTCAAGTCTTGTTAAGCAATCATTTAATTCTTTGAAATAGAGCATCTTTTTATTATGATTTATATCATAAAATAATTCATTTTTTATATATATAAATAAATAACGACTTAATAATCAATGTCTGAGTGTGTTTATTTAAATGTTCCATATAAAGAAAGAAAAACTGTAAAACTTCTTGGTGGAAAATGGGACAAAACTTTAAAACGTTGGTATTGCGATGAAGGAAATGAATTATGTTCCTTATATCAGATTCATAAAGATATTGAAATAATTGGAGAGGATAGAGAATATGGTTCTAATAAACTTTACATCGACATGATACCTAAAACAAGTTATTTTAAAAATGTTAGACATTTATTTACAGATTGTGATTGGAATCTAATTCGTCATCACATTTATAAAAGAGTTGATTATAAATGTGAATGTTGTGGTAAAAGAAAAAATAAGTATTTAGAAGCACATGAAAGATGGGACTTTAATTATGATACACAAACCCAAAAATTAGTTCGTATTATTGCTTTATGTAAAATGTGTCATTCGGCAACTCATTACGGACATTCAAAAAGAACAAAAAATATTGATAAGATTAATCAACATATTAAAAAAATAAATAATTTTGATGACTTAGATTTAGATAATCATATTAAAGAAGCATATGATACATGGAAAAAAAGAAATACTGTAAAATGGAATCTTGATTTTAGTATTATTACTGATTCTGGATTTACAATTATAAACAAATAATTTACAATTGAATAATATTGTCAGTGTTATTTCTGAAAAATACTATCCAAATTGAACAATTGCCAGTATTACATACAACATATTTACACTTTGACATTATTAAAGTAATTCCTAAATATTTTAATGAATAACCATAATTTTGTTCCTTATTTACCTTATCAACTGTGTTATTTTTTTTATACATATGTCTTATTTCATCATAAAATATTGTTATTCTATCTGAAAATGGTTGAGATTTCATGAAATTTAAAAAATTTGTTTCGTCACTCTGAACTATGAATTTAATATTTGGATTTTGTTTTAAAATATTATTCGCATGAATTAAGTAAGCATCAAATGGAGGCGGTTTAAATTCAGTTGCCTTATCATTTCCTCTATAAAACAATACACAAGTATTCTCAAAATCTATATTATATTTATCTTCAATAGTCTCTTGAATTTCTCTTATGTTATCATTTGGTACATAATATTTATTTACAAATAATGATAAATTCTTTAAATCTAAATCTTTATAATTCTTATATTGATAACATTCATGATAATCAATATCACGAGTATATGGTATATGATAAGGTATTTCATCATAATGTTTAAAATAGTTAAAAGTTATATCATCTGTTGAATTATTTTGCTTATACCATGTATAAAAACCAGTTGTATCAAATACTTGCGGAAGTCTCTTATATTTATTGAAATAAAGCACTAAGTAATATAAACGAACTGAACAACATGAAAAAAATCCACCTTCATGGGCTACTTTTAAATCCATAATACAAAAATAAATGTTTTTTTCTTTATATCAAATATTTAAAAAGTGTAAAATAATAATATTACAATAATCCAAATTACTAAATAGATTATTACATCAATAGATGCTTTATTTGATGAAATATTCCTAAAACATTCAATTTTATATTTATTAAATTCATTATAATTTTCAAGATGATTACATTGATTTGTTTTAGTTAAACAATCATATACATCTTTATAATTTGTTTTTTCAAGTGCGAAATTATTACATTTTTTTGTCAAATAATTATTATATCTATTTTTTTTAATATATGAATCTGCGAAAGGCACTGAAATAATTATTAATAAGATTGCTGATAATCTCATAGTTGATATATTTTATTAATAATAAAAACAAAATCATTTTTTGTTTTTTATAAAAATAGAAAATCATCCAGAAACAAATTTGTAGAAATCATACCAACCCTTTATAATATAAATTTTCCCATTATATTCAAGTTCATGATGATTATCTAATCTTGAATAATTAATCTTATTTCTGTAAATATCATAGCAATCTAATATATTCTTCACATTTTCAGCATTAAACTGAACAAGTGAATAATTTGTATGAATGTCATCTTTTGATATAAATTTATTTTCAAATGATCCAAATTCTATTCCAACAACATTATAAGTAGCTGATGAATTGATCAAATAATAACCCAGATTAGATTCGTATAAATAGCCTTCCATTTTATAAATAAATACCAATAAAAATTATATCATTTTTTTATTATTATACTACTATTATAGATTTTTTCTTAACTTTCGTTTTATTTCAATTATATCACTATCTCTATTCAATGTATATATTTGTTTATCTTTATTTTGTATACAATAATCAATAAAATTATATAATGCGCATTTATTTATATTAATCGTTAATAATAGATTTAATTGTAATCCTATTAATTTATTTAATATTAATGAATCTGATTTAGTTGTATTAATACTATCAAGTTTTTTATCTAATGAAAAAGGTTCTGTATGTAAATTTAATATAGCTTTTATATAACTATCAGAAACTTTATTTTCATCTGAACAATCATTCCTAACATCTTGTTTATATTTTGTTAAATTCACTGCGTTTATTGCTTTTGATGATGGAATACTACTTGAAATATTTAAAAAATTTGAATAAATACTTGCTACTAAATTAATATCTTCTGGAACGCCACCGCCTGTTATTCTATAATATGCAGGTGGTACATACATTTGTTGTGATGATGTATATTGTGGTGGATATACTGTTACGGTATGTTGCGGCTGTAATTGTTGTGATGTGGGAAAATTTAATGTAGGTGCAGGTGCGGTAGCATTTAAAGTTTTTTGTGGTATATAATCTACTATACGCGAATTATCAGTAACTTCTTTAAATAAAGGCATACTGGCATTTATTAAATCAGTATCTTTTTCTTCTATACTTTCAGTTGGATCTCTATAATTGAAAATATAATATGTATTTGGGTTCTTACGATGATCATTAAATACTGGAAATATACGACCATTATCTAATTTATAATATTTATCATAAATAAAAGATTTATGATTAATTTCTTTTATTTTAGCTTGTAATTTTTGTAATTCATCTTTACAATTACCGATATCTTTTAATTTACCGATACTTCTATCAACTTGTATAAACAGTGGTTTATCTGTTGATATTATATATTCATCATGATTTTTTTTATCATCAGTATAATGAATATTAAATATATAATATTCAGGATCAGATGTATTATTACTTTTATATACTGGATAATCTTTATTTCCTATACTAATTTTTATATTATCTAATAAATAAAATTTATTAAATTGTTTTAATTTATCTCTTAAATCATTTATTGTTTTTGTTGGTATTATTTTTTGTGTATCTGTAATTTCTTTAAATAATGATTTTATATCATCACTCAAAAAATCGCGAAATTTATTTCTACCATCTGAATCTAATATATAATATTTACCATTATTTTGCTCGTTTGTAAAAATTGGATAAGTTTTTATTATTCCAGAAGAATCATAATCTTCATATACAAAATCATTTTTATGTTGATATGTATAAAATTCCTCTATTTTTTTAAGTTTTTTATCTCGATCTTTTTTTAATGAGGTAATAATTAGTTTAAAATTTTTATTACTATACCTAGTTTCAGTAAATAATTCATCAATATTTTTATCAGTTAAAGATGTATGAGCTTTTTCTATATCTGCTTCTAAAACTTTACATATTTCTAATTCAGAATTTAAATCGTTTAATTCATCTTTTAATGTATTATTATTACCTATATATTCTTGAATTTTACGAATAATAAAGTCAAAATTAGGATCCATATCTTCATCGTCATAATGATCATATGAATTATCATTTAGGACTTTATATATTTCTTTTATTTTATCTTTAATTTTTTTACATTCTTCTATTTTTGTAGTAGTATCACTTAGGGCTTGTTGTTTAAGACTTTCAATTTGTTTATTATATATTTTTAGTATTTTTTTTATAATTTGATTTATTTTTTCTTTTCTTTGATTTGAATCATCCTGTTTAAATTGATCTATTTTTGTTTCTATATCTTCAATTGATAAAGGATTAGTTTCATCTAACTGTGTAAAATATTCATTTAACTTTGTTAATTCTTGTTCAAAATTATCATATCCTTTTTTTCTTTCTTTTAAAAAATCTAATATTTTTGTATCATCAGTTTTAAATGCTTGTGGAACAGCTTGATTTTTATCAGAAATTAATTCTTCTTTAAATGTATCAAAATCTTCTTTTCTTCTTTTTAAAAAATCTAATATTTTTTCATCAGTGTCAAGTTTTTGCGGAACATCTTGATTTTTATCAGCAATTAATTTTATTTTAAAATCTTTTAATTTTGTATTTTCATCTCTAAGTTGTTGTAATTCAGTTGTATTTTGTGATGTTGATGTAGCTGCTGCCGCGACGGTTTCATTTATTGATAAAATTTTATTAATAGCTTCGTATAAACGTTTTTTATATTCATCACTAATTTTTTTGTCATCATCTGAAAGATCTTTATCAATTTTTTTTTCATAATCACCCATATATTTTCTTATATCATTATTAGTTGCATTTCCGTTTTTTAATTGAGGTATATTTTTATTAAAATTATCTAATACATATAAAAATCTTGAATCTAAATTGCTTCTTTTAAGTAATTTAGCTAAATTTTGGATTATTTTTATAATATTACTTTTTATTCTATATTTTTTTTCAGGTTCAGTAGTAGTATCTATTTCATAATTTATTGATTTTTGTAAATCAACAAATAATTTATCTATTTTTATTCGACGATTAATATCATTATCAGAAATATTTAAATCTGTATCCATTAAACCATCACTTTCCAATAATTCATTTATTTGTTTTAAATATTCTGAATAATTAGTAGTATCAGAACTTGAAAGAGCAGATGAAGTAGTTATTGATGTTGTTGCTAAAAGTGGTGTTTTATCTTGATTTCTAAGTTCATCATAAATTTTTGTTAAATCACTAGATAAATGAAAAATTAAATTTATGTAATTAAAAATATTTAATTTTTCATTATCAAATAATAAAACAAATACTTGAATACATGATAAAGCATACATATTATCAGCTTGTATATAATTTGTCCAAAAAATACAATGTAATAATATTCTAAAATATTTATCAAATTCTTTATATTCTGGTGATAACGTAATTTTAGGATCTATTGTTATAGTAGTGCTACAATTATGAATAAATTTTTTATATAATTCAACAGTTTCAAACATAAATCCATAAATATCTGTTGTATTTTTAAATAAATGAATTAATAATTCATTTAATAGTTTATAATAAAGAAATTTATTATTTTCATAATTATTTAAAATTAATATATATATATAATATTTTAAAGATTTTAAAATATATTTTTTATTAATTATAATTTCATCACTAATAATTAATGAATTAAATCCTTCTTCTCCTGAAAATTGTTTTATTGATGATATTGTCGATGAAGACGATGTTGGTATTTTTATTGAAAATTCTTTTTTTTGTCGTGTAGTATCTATTTCAGCTGTTAAAAAATCTGGATCTTTATCACTCATAGTTAACATTGCTTTATCTAATATTGATTTAGATTCTTTTTCTTTAATTGATGATATTTGTCGTCTTTCTCCTGTTGTATTATTTATTAAATAAGATTTTGTAGATGGCAATTGTGCTTCTTCTTTATTTGGTATAAATGAAGGTTGTTGAGATTGTGGAGATGATCTTGCATCTTGTTTTCTTGGTAAAAATGAAGGTGGAGGAGGTGGTGGAGGAGGTGGAGGTATAGATGATAAAGATGGTGGAGGTGTTCCTTGATTTCTAGGTATAGATGATAGAGATGATGAGGGTGGAGGAGGTGGAGGAGGTGGCGGTACTCCTATTTGTCCTTGTTGTAGAATAGGTTGAAATGGTATAATGTTTTTAACAGGTCCTTCTGTATAATTTCTTACTTTAGGAAATTTTTCTTCATCTACTAATTGTCTAAAAGCTATTATTGTTATTAATAAATCTTCAAATTCTTCAATTGATTTAGATTTATTTTCATTTGCTGATTTTAATTCTTCATTAACAAAAAATTTAAGTTGATCTGTATTAATTTTTTGTCTTGTGTTTTCTTTATCTATATATATTGGCTCACCTTTTTTATTTCCTCTTTGATAAAAAAGTTTATCAGTTTTATCTATAAATTCTTTTAATTTATTTTCAATAAATAAATCAAAAATATGAACATACATTTTAGGATTATTATCAATAGTTCCTTTTGTTGTTGTAAAATTAACTAGATTATAATATTTGTTAAAAAATATTTTTTGTAATATTCTTGAATATTTATCTATATCAGGATCTTTATCAGTTTTTATTAATTCTAATTTATATTCATTATTTTCTATTGTAACTCTAAATAAATTAAATAATTTATTTTTGACACTTTGAACTGATGTTAAAACAGAATTTACACTACCGTTAAAACTTTGTGGTAATTTATACCATGCTTCTGATCCTAAATTTAAATCTCTTTTAAGAGATGATTTATAATTATCAAAAATAAATTTAATAAGATTATCATATTTTTTTTCAGGATCATTATCATCTTTATCATCTGATGTTTTACTTGATTTTTTTATTTTTTTTTAAATAAACTTTTATCTACATCTAAACTTTTTTCATTATTATCATAATCTTCTTTTAATAAAGTATATATACTAGGCAATTCTTTTTTTGTTTCAACATTTATTTGCTTATTACCAATTAAAATTTTTGATCTTTTTATATTAAATTCTATTTTTTTTATAAATTCTATATATATATATAAAATTTCACATATTTCTTTTTCATCATTAAAAGAATCAATATTATTTTCATCAAATTTAAAATTATTTTTAAAAAAAGATTTTAAATCTTCTAATTGATAATCTTTTTTATTATCAACATCTTTTTTAAAATTTTTTAAATTATTATATATTTCTTTATATTTATCTTTATAATTATCAAATAATTTCTTATAAATTTTATTATGTATTATAATTTCTCCTTCAGTCATTTTTTCATCATGACTAGGTGTTTGATTTTTATATATATTATTAAAATATTTAGCAACATCAGTATCTTTATCTAAATCATATTTTTCAAAAAAATCAGATTCAAATATTTCTAAATCTTTTATTTTTTCAGCTATCTTAATTTTAGTTGTTAATCCACCGCGTATTTTAATTCGTCGACGTCTTATTTGTTTTCTTTTGATAGGCATCAAAAATTTAATTATTATAATCTATTAAATTAATATTTAAAAAACCAAAAAATAATTTTTTGATTTTTATAACAGTTGTCGATTTTAATCGAACTTCATGTAGAAGTCCTCATCGTCCAATTCCTCCCATGTTGAATTTGAAACAGTCATATCAACCTTCTTCTCTGGCTTATCCTCGTTCAATACTACCTTATTCCAAGCCCTTCCAACATACGGTTTAACCTCTACCGGCATGATTTCAGGCTTTTTCTCAACTATAACTACCGTCTGGATCTCATCGGGTTCTTCGTCGATGTCGAGAGTAAGAAACATGTTCTTCGAAGTGATGTTATCGATAGTCTTGGCGGCAACTTGCTTAGATTGAACAGTCTTTTCGCTTTCATTCGAGCAAATCTTGCTGTATCGATAAGAAACGATAAGCTTCTCACGATTGGCATAAATAATACGATGCCTAAATCCACAGCTTTCCTTGTCGCACAGTTGTCCGAATGTACAATTCTTCTTCCTTGAAGCAGCATTTGGTTCATCTTTTGAGATATCAAGCTTATCATAAAACTGCTTAACAATCTTTCGCTCCTTATAAGAAATATAATGCTTGAAAGCACAATCGGAGTTAATACAGATACAGTTCTGATTACAAGTTGAAACCATTTGATGCTATAACCCTTGTAGTAGTTATGATAATATTGAAGAATGTAAAATATCATTTTTTTTATAAGATACTTTTAAACAAAAAAAAAGTATTTTTATTACTATTAATCATTATAAATTTCTCTAAAACTTTTAACATTTAGATTAAAGATATTTAAGATTGTGCTATATTTTATTTCATGATTTCTACTTATTATTTCTTGAATTAATTGAACTATTAAATCGTTATAACCATTGTATAAATATCTTTTATATATTCCATTTTGTAATATATTTAAAAAACTACTATATACATTAGAATCTAAACTATCATTAACTTCTAAATCATAATTAAAAATTACAAATAAATGACCTAAATTTTTTAATATATATTGTTTTTTATTTATTTTATAAAGAAATGATTCTTGTATTTCAGGATTTAATGATTTATAAAATATATTTTCAGTTTTTATTATATATTTTTTATTATCAGTTTTACTATAAAAATGTATTAATGATATAAATATTTGTATTAATGAATTATAAATACTTTCATCATTATATTCATTTGTTTCTTGTAAATAATCATAGTAATTACCATCATAATATTCTGTTAAAATTAATCGTGGTTTTTTAGAAAAATCAAAGATTTTTTTATCAATATTATATTCACTATAATCGCGTTTTATTATAGTTATATCTATTTTATTTTTATTTTTATTTATTTTTTCTATTATTAGTTTATCATATTCATTGCGTCTTTCATGATCTTCTTCACTATCATCACTATCATCTTCTTTTTTTTTATGATCAAGATCATCTTCTTGAATATATATTTTTTTAGAAGATTTTAAAAATTCTAAATGTTTTATTAAAAGTTTTCCATATGTATCATCTTTATCTAATAATTTTTCAGTATCAGTTATTTTTAAACAATTGTGATAAAAAAATTTATTGCTTATTTCATCTATTTCACCATCACTATCAGAATTATCATTTAAAATAAATAATAATAATTTAATACCATCGCTATTAATACACTCAAATATTAAATATATATTTTGTTTAAATTTTATGCTAACAGTATTGCTAATTGTAATATTATCCCAAATAAACAACTGTGAATTTTGACTTTTTAATAAATTTTTTTTATCAAATAATTGATTTAAGTATGTATATAAAAGAAATCGGATACTATATATATTCAATTTAAAACTATCGTCATATTTTTTTGCTATTATTTGTCCTAAATCATCTTTTTTAATTTTTATATCTTGTTTAGAATCAATACTACCATTAGCATATAATACTAATTTTCTACTATAATCGGTCATTTATTTTTCTATATAACCTAAATAAATAAAATAACATTATTAAACAGATAATGAAGAAATATGTTTTTATTATTGATTTAGATGCGACAATAATTGGAAATTGTAAATATCAATTAGAACTTTATAAACAATATATGTTATTAAAAAGCAAAGGAATTAAAATAAATATTAATAAATTATTTCATAATTTTTATGTTGAAAAAGCCAAATTATGTCGTCCATATTTCATTTATTTTATGACTAAAATGCGAGAATTATATAAAAATAATGTCTATTTTTATGTATACACAGCATCATCTCATGAATGGGCTAATTTTGAAATAAAAATAATAGAAAAAGCTAATAATATTAAATTTAATCGTCCGATATTTACTAAAAATGATTGTAAATTAGATTCAAAAGAACAGCGCTATGTTAAAATGATTACTCCAATATTAGACAAGATTAAACCAAAAGACCCTGAGATAATTATTATTGATGACTGTGATGTATATAAGGACTTTAAAGAATCGCATATTTTATGCAGACCTTATAAATATACAGTATTTTGCGAACTTCATAATTATTTATTACCAGAGCAGAAAAATATTAAGAATTTATTGATTTGTCCTTTTACAAACAAAACTAAACAATATAAATGGTTATATAAAAAATCAAAAGATATTGATAATAAAAATAAAGAATTTATAGAAGATAAATTTTGGTTATATTTGGCAAATACCATAATTAAACATAAAATATCAAATTATAACCCTAATATCATCAAACAATTAACAACTATCGCTAATAGTTATTAATAACGTGTACAATAATTTGCGTTATATATGTAATATAACCAATAAAATGGACCAAAGAAGATACTCATCATTAATCCAACAGTCTTATCAGTTACAGAACCATTATAAAACATACATATTAAAGATGCGAAGAATGCTATAACACCAGCAATAACCCATATTAATATTAATATTCCTATGAATATTCCAAATATAGACCATCCGGCATCAGTTGAAGTAGCTTGTCCAGCCATATTAGCATAATCAAAATAACCTCTGCGACCACCATTACGAGTTAAATCAATATCAAATTGAGTTTGAGCAACAGGTTGTGATGCTTGTGACGAGGAATGATTACCCCAATCTCCACCCCAACTACTCCATTGACCTACTGGATGATCAGGAGGAGGGAACATATCAGACGCTGCAGGAGGATTATTAGTATCATATCTATGTCTATAACCATATCGATCATAATAAATTCTATTGCCATATTGATCATAATAAACAGCTGTAGTTGCAGGTGCTGCGGTTGAACTTGAACTTCCATTGCCACCTGCTGTTCCATTACCACCAGCTGTTCCATTACCGCCAGCTGTTCCATTACCACCAGCTGTTCCATTACCGCCAGCTGTTCCATTACCACCAGCTGTTCCATTACCGCCAGCTGTTCCATTACCACCAGCAGTTCCATTACCGCCAGCAGTTCCATTACCACCAGCAGTTCCATTGCCACCCGCTGTTCCATTGCCACCCGCAGTTCCATTACCACCCGCAGTTCCATTACCGCCAGCTGTTCCATTACCGCCAGCTGTTCCATTACCGCCAGCTGTTCCATTACCGCCAGCTGTTCCATTACCGCCAGCTGTTCCATTGCCACCTGCTGTTCCTCCTTGTGGAGCAGGTGCTGGCGGGTCAAACTTCTCTAATAAATTGTATTCCATCATTTTTAATAGTTCTATATTATATATATTTTATTTTTCATAGAAATATATTATCATTAATAAAGCATCACATACATCATCTTTTTTTTTTAAAGTATTTATATATGATAATATTTCATCGTTTTTATAGTTATTTTCTAATAAATAAACCGCAAAATATATAGCATCTAATTTATTTTGTTTATATTTATCATTAACTATTTTATCATCGTATTTATTAATAATTTTTAATTTATGTTTAGGCGATACATAATGAGTTTCAATATCCATATTTAGATGTTTAGAAGTCATTTTAAAATAAGTATTAATAGTTGTTTGGATACATTTCATAATTGAAGTCATCTGACATTCAATTAAAATTATTAATTTTTCATCAAAATTAATATTCAATTCTTGCATAATTGTATCAAGAAATTCAATAGTATTATCAATAATATTCTGAATATCATTTTTCTTAGAATTTAAATCAACTTTATTTAAATTCATAATATTTAACTTACCTTCATCAATTTTAGCGAAACAATATGCCATATTCTTAATGCCTATGTCAAATGATAATAATTGTGTCATAATAATATATAATATTATGATAGTTTTATTTATATTTCGCAGGGATTTAAGGACATTTGATAATACAACTCTCAATTTTATTAAAAGTAAATATCCAAAAGCTTCAATATTACCGATATTTATATTCAATAAAATACAAATTGACGAAAAAATAAATAAATATTATTCTAAAAATTCAGCACAATTCTTATTCGAATCATTAGATGATCTTAATAATAACTTAAAAGAACTTAACTTTTATTATACAGATAATGAGATTGATATTATAAATAAAATTAATAAAAAATTTAAATTAGATTGTATTGCCTATAATAAAGATTATACGCCTTATGCAAAAAAACGAGATTATGAAATAGAAAAATATGCGAAACAAAATAAAATCGAAATAATTTCAAAAGAAGATTATACATTACATGATATTGGAACAATACTTAAAGATGATAAAAAACCTTATTTAAAATATACTCCATTTTATAATAAATCTATATTGAAAATTCCAAATCCTGTTAATCCAAATACTAAATTTAATTTTATTAAAGACCCTTCATCGTCTTTATTAAATCAAATGAATTTTATAAGACCAATTGAAAATAAGAATATTTTTGTTAATGGTGGTAGAAAGAATGCTTTACTTATTTTAAATAAACTTAAAACAGGTTATTATGATAAGTATGACAGTGAAAGAGAATACCCATTTTTAAATAAGACTACACGATTAAGTGCTTATATTAAATTTGGTTGTGTAAGTATTCGCGAAATTTATTTTTCATTACCGATAAAACACGGAATAATAAGAGAGTTATTTTGGCATGATTTTTATGCCATAATTACATTCTATTTTCCATATATATTTGAAAAATCATTTTTAACAAAATATGAAAAAGTTAAATGGGATTATAATGAGGTTTTATTAAATAAATGGAAATCTGGAATGACTGGTTTTCCTATTGTTGATGCTGCTATGAGACAATTAAATGAATCTGGGTGGATGCATAATCGTTGTCGTATGATTGTTGCTTCTTTTTTAACAAAAAACTTATTCATGTATTGGAAACATGGTGAAAAATATTTTGCTTCAAAATTAGTAGATTATGATCCTTCATCTAATAATGGTGGTTGGCAATGGTGCGCGTCTACTGGAACAGATTGTCAACCATATTTTAGAATATTTTCTCCATTACAACAATTGAAAAAATATGATAAAGATTGTCAATATGTTAAAAAATGGATACCAGAACTTAGAAATGTCCCAAATAAGATTATTCTTAATTGGGAAACAAAAAACAAAGATATAAATATCAACTATCCTAAACCTATTTTAGATATCAAAGAAACTTCTAAGTTATTTATTAAACGATTTAAGGAGATCTAATCAAACTCTTAAATGATTGGGTGATACTTGGAATGGTTATATATACACATTCATTTTTAATTCCATTTGTATCACAATAATTTTTATATAATTTGTATAGATTAAAAGCAAATTCTTTAATTGTCTTGAATTCATTTTCATGTTTCAATTCATATTTATTAATAATTCTCTCTAAATCTTCATTTGAACTATCAACAGTTACTTCTTTTATTACATCATATGGAATATTCTCGTATTTGATGAAATTGCCATAAACAATTTCTTTCAGATAATTATTAGTTTCAACAGACAATATTTCATTTTTAAGAGTTTCTTTATCGACATATTCAATATCATTATCAATCATTAAATTCATAAGTTTATTTCTTGAAAATTTAGTCAAATTCTCGCAGTTAATCCCTTTTTTAAGATAATAAACCTTAATTGATGTAATTAATTCATTTTTGCTTAGTTTAGTAATATCAGACATTTTTATAATTAATATAAATTTGTAAAAAAATAATCAATTTTTATAAAAAAATGATTTTGTGATTTAAGAAGATTATTACGCAAAAGAATGACGTCGATCGCATCAATTGTTAGTGAGAACACTGATGAGAAGTTCTATGAGAATGAGAATGGAGTTTATTTCAAATCTTCATATCCTTCTCAGTGGTATCTTACGGACTTTATTATCGATGGGAAGACTTACAATTGCTGCGAGAAGTACATGATGGCGGAAAAAGCTCGTTTCTTCAAGGATTTCGAGACTGAAAGTCTTATCATGGCTTGCGATGAGCCCAAGCAACAGAAGATTTATGGACGCAGTGTCAAGAATTTCGACGAAGACGCGTGGAATACTGTCGCTGATTACATCGTCTACTGTGCAAACCTTGCGAAGTTCTCACAGAACGAAGATCTCAAACGCAAGCTGTTATCGACTGGTGATAAGATTTTCGTCGAATGTTCACCTTACGATAAGATATGGGGTAATGGTCTCAACATCACAGACACACTTCACACTCATCAGGAGAACTGGGAAGGAACTAATCGCCTTGGTAAGGCTATCATGAAAGTTCGCGATACATTGCGAGCTATGTAAAAAAAAGAGATGGTCAGCTAGGAATTATATTAAGCAGCAGAAAGAGCTTCTTTTTGTTGCTTCCATAGAGCTGTCGCAGCTTTCATTCTATCTTTTGGTGGAATTACTTTATTTTCTTCTTTAAGCATAAAATCTCTAATAAAAAGATTATAGGCTGATGCTGGTTTTTTGACTTTTTCAATAGCTTCGCCATTAGCCCCTTTTGAAGAACCTTTCATACTTGATTTAAGAATTTTTGTTAATTCAGCAATAGTATAAGTTTTAGATACATCAACAGACCCCACGAAGTTATCGATAATTTCTTTTGTAGTCATTATTTTTAATATTGGTCTAATGTTTATATACCTTTATGAAAAAAAATGATTATTTATATTAAAATAATAATTTATAAAAATGAATAATGATGGTGGATTTAAAAGATTTCAAGATTTTGAACCAGTTACATTAACAAAAAAGAAGACTAATAACAGTGTTGCTAATGAAAAATCTAAATCAAATATTCATTTAGTTAATAAAACTGCTATTGATAATGAAGAATTGCCAAAAATAATATATTATACTACTGATCAGCTTAATCAAATTAAAAATTTGAGAGAATTATGTGATCTAAATCAAGAACAAGCTTCTATGATATTTGGCGGAAGTGTTAAAAAAGATTTCTTCAATAAGATCGAATCTAACAAACTTAAATTTGATCAAACAACATTTAATACAATTATTAGAACTTTGAATAATTATCTAAAAAATAAAAATAGAAAACAAAAACAATCAACTTAAAAAACCTTCTTTTTAATAATATCAATTTCTTTTTTTAACTCTTTTATTGCTTCTACTATTAAACCAGCCATATTTCCATAAGCCAAGTTATAAAGACCATCTTTATTTACTATTACTGCTTCTGGTAAAACTTTTTCAACCTCTTGCGCTATTAATCCGGTTTGTCTTTTAGAATTATCAATATCTTTATCATCTATTAGATTATATGTAACACCATTTAAAGAACATAATTTATCTAAGGCATTCTCAATATTCTTTATATCTTTTTTTAATCTCAAATCAGAATATGAATATAACAAACCATTTAGATAAATATTAAAATCATTTGTTGTTGATTTATATTCGCATATTATAGCATCAGTATATTGATTATTATTTGATATATATAGATTATTATCATAATATGTATTTGAATTATTTAAAATAGAAATAACAAAATTGCTCTGATTTGTTCCAATTTTATAAATATTATTTACATTTTGAAAATTTGTATTGAAATGAATTAGAGCTGTGTCTGTGCATGAATTTAATGTTATAAAATTATTATTATCTGGAAAATTGTTTATTTGAAATAAGTTATTTGATGTAGGATTCATATTATCCCCATTAATAATCACACCACCTTTATAATTATCTCGATTATAAACACTTGGATTTAATATTATATTTTTGGTATTTAATTCAAAATTAACATTTGATGATATATTTTCTATTATTGATAAAACATTATCATATAATGAAACTCCTTTACTATTGTAAATATTTCCTGTTAAATATATGTTATTTGTCTCAATATTTCCACTTGTTTTCAATGTTCCCTTTTCATCTATATTCAATAATTTATAATTATCAAGATATATTTCATAATCATTTGTATAACTATAAATATTATGAAATCTATTATAAATATTTTGCTGTTTTATTGTTGGTAATTTAATTACAGTATTAATTAAATTTATAGGAACTGTTATTGGTATTGATGGAGATACTGAATTATTTATATATATATCATAAATATCATATATAAGAACATTTATTGGTATATATTTTCTCATTCCAAATAAAATTAATTCATATTGTTTTTCAACATATTCAACAAAAGAAGATGTTGATAATCCATATGATGTATCAGTTCTTAAATAATGAAATGTATTATTTATTGTTATTTGAGGATTGTCAAAATGATTATTAGTAACTGTTGTTGAAATTATGTTACTATAATTATTATAAATACTTGTCGGAACTGAATTATCATATCTTAGTAAATTATGAGAATATGCTGTTAAAGTTACATCAATTTCATTAATTATAAACTGACTGTATTTATTATAAACTATTATATTTGAAAAATTAATATTATGATATGTAAAAACTAATAAATTACTTCCATAATCACTACTATCATATGAAGGTTCGGCAATATTTGTAAGTATATTTACATTTTCGCCAGCTATTGATATTTTTACAGATGAAAATAAATATGAAATGGATGATGGAACAATATAACTTAAATTAATATTTGTTAAATTACCATTATCATAATTACCAGAAGATAAATCATAATTTACTGTTTTAGTTTCATAATTATTATTTACATAACTTAAATTTGAATCATATGATATAATTGGAGGTAATAAATTATATTTTAAATTATTAATATCAAATTTAAAATTATTAGTAGCATTATCAACATCAATATAATTCGCATAAACATTCGAAAAATTATAAATAATATTTGAAGTTACTATATTAGAATTAACGCTAAATAATGTTTTTTGAACTTCATAATTAGGAATTGGAGTTTTTAAACTATATTTGACTCCTGTTGTCGTATAATTAATATTAAAATCAGTTAAAATATTTAAGTTACTTGATGTTATTATAGTTCCTAAATTACTATATTGATTTGTTAATATAATAGAAGGAGCATTTGAATAACTATTGACATTTAATGTAGTATTTGTAATAATATTATTTGAATTTATATTTAAGATATTTGAATTATTAAAATTAAAATTAAAATTATTGTTTATTAATAAATCCCAATTATTTAAAAAATTATTTTGTTTTATTCCTATTTTAACAGGCGTTGATGATATATTCGTGAGTTTTAATAAATAGTTAGGAGTGCTGTCATTTATATGTAAAACAGCATCTTCATATAAACATTTATAATTTGTATCATTATTATAAAATTGTCCACTACCAATATTTACAATATTTGTATTTGATGTTGTAGTATAACAACTTAAAAATGGCGATGATGTTGCTTTTGGAATTATTTCAAATAATGTATTATTTTCATAAGAGCCTATTGAAGAACTTGTTGAAGTTCTATTTGTTATATGCGATACTTTAAATTTTACATTATCTATTATTGAATTATCTATTCCAGTTCTTTCTGCTGTATCTACCAAATTAATATCAATATTAGCACAAGTCTTTAATGATAATTTTGTAGGTGTTGAAATATTCATAAATGTCTTTCCTCTACAATTAAAACTACCAGTACAAGAATCAAAGTTATCATTAAATGTATAAAAAGGAGAATTTTTATTTATGTCATTTATTGAATCTGCCCATCTTGAACTTATTGAATTATATCCAACAATCAATGTATTTTTTGGATATAATTTTATTAAATTACCTACTATTATAACATCTGTATTATTAGTATTTATATCTTGTTGATGTGTATTAATTTCTGTTTCCTTTACAATCGTATTCATAGAATATACCAAATTATAAAAATCAGTTATATTTAAAGAAACATCCCATGCCGATTTTAAAGCATTATTTGTATTTAGAATAGCAGCATTTAAAACTTCTATTAATGATATGGCATTGGCTATATTATTACCTATAAGAGTATTTATAGCATCTGATAATACATAACAAGAATTAGCATATTCATAAGTTTTATTTATGAAAACGATATATTTATTTGTAATACTATATGATATATCTATAAATTGATATTTATTATAATTACTTATTTGAATAAAATTATTCAAATAAATTATATCATTATAAATCTCATCAATAAGATTTGTAATATAATTTATAAGATTTATATTATTGTCATTAGCTGTTTTTATGACATCATTAATTAAAACTAAATAATTATAATTTGATAATAAACTAATTGCTGCTGTTTTATAAGAAGCATATAAATTCTTATTATTTGTTATTATCGTATATATATCAGTGATTCCTGATTGTATTGTTAATAATGTATATAAAGTTAATAAAACTGGGGAAGTTCTATCATAAGTTATTATAGTATTATAAATATTTGATGAAAAATTACTATTATTTTTAGAAACTGGTAAATATATTGCTCTTTCTGTAATTATATTATTATAAATTGTATTTGTATTATTAAAATTTATTTGTGCTGTTGTTGAAGATGTTATTGAAATTGGTTGATAAACTGAAGGTGTTAAAAGATTTGTATAAAATTGTCCATATTTTGTAATAATACTATTATTAATATTTGATGAAATTACATAATTATTCGTTGATATGTTACAATTTATTGTAGAATAATATAATAGATTTGAATTAACCCATGATGCTACTGACAATCGATTGATTTCAACCAATTTATTAGAAGAATATGAATAAATATTTGATGATAAACTTAAATTTGAAAAAGCATCGTTAATATAATTATTATTATTAATATCAATATTTGATAATGTTTTGTAATAATTTGAAGAATTAACATAAATATTAGATGATATTAACACATTGCTATTACCTGTTGTAAGTATTCCATTGATATCTGTTGTTGATGTAATATTTGAATAAGAATTTGATATTGAAGCATATGTATTCAATGTTAAATAATATAATTGTTGTGTGAGATTATTATAATTATAAGCTATATTCAAATAACTTTTAAAAGTTGTTGATATATTTGATAATGTTGAATAAATATTTGAAGAAATTAAAAATGTATTCGAAGATGATATTAAATTATTACTTGAATTTTGTATTATAATATTTGAAGTTACATAAACTGAATTGAATATAATATTTGAATATATATGAAAATCTGTTAAATTACTTACATAATTATTTTGAATATAAGTATTGATTGTCGAACCAAAAATACTACTAACATTTGAATTTACGATTATATCATTCGCCTTATATAAATAATTGTTTATATTTGCGTTAACATTCGATTGTAAGTTACTTATATTTGATGCTAATAGTGAATTGCTCTGAGAATTTGGAATATTTATATTATAATTTGAATTATAAAATATGTTACTAACATTTGAATTAATATTCGAAGATAATGTATAAATATTTGTTGATATATTTAAAGCATTATTTGATGTAAGAACAGTGTCTAAATACATTGTTCCTTCATTGCCCATAGCATAAATTTTATTTATTATGGTTGTTAATGGATTTGGTGCAAATGTAATATTATTATTATTGAATTTATAATTTCCTGTAATATTCACTGAACCTTCAATATTCAAATCTCCAATAATTTTTACATTACCATTAACATTTACTATATTACTTGTATTAATATTTTCATTATATGTTTTTGAATTATTAATATCTATGAAATATGTTGAATTAAAACGATTATAATAAAAATTAATACAAGACTTTGATGGATTATAACTATTCATCATATAACCAATTTGTAATGGTCCTGCGAAATTAGCTTCATTGGCAACATGTTTTTTATAAATATACCATTTATTCTTATTCACATCATTTAGATTACTTGGATCATCGCAAAAATCAATTCCAGAATACACAGAATTTACACTTGCCCTATAAAAACTTATAACACTATTATTAATTGACTTTTGATCATAAACATTATTCTTTATTTGTAATGGTATAGTTATATTACTGTCTTTATTTGAAACGCCTATTCCAATATGAGCATTTTGATTCCAAGCACTATTCGAATTTATATATTTAAATGTTGCTATTCTCAATTCATTTTCATAATAACCATCATATGAATTTATTCCTCCAACAACATTTAATTGTTTTCTATTTGATGTATTTAAAAATTGATTAACACCAACATTTAAACTATCTATATTTATCGAATTGTCTGTATAAATTACAGGTAGTTTACATTTATAAGTATTACTATTTACATCAGTTACATAATAATCTTTTGCTAATATTTCACCATTTACTTCAAGTGTTTTAGTTGGTTTGATTGTATTAATGCCAATCTTATTATTTTCCATGATTGCTAAATTTGGAACAAGTTGTTTAAGGTCTGTTTTATTTTTACCAGCATAAAAATAAATATTATTCCATGTTGAATTAGCTTGTGTTAATATAATCAAACTATTATCTGTTTGTGAACATAACGAATTTAATTCATTATGACCTATATAAGCCTTAGAACTTGCTTGGATTGTTAAATCTTGTAAAAAAATTTCAAATTTATTTTTATTTGCTGTTCCAGGTTGTTTATAAACATTTAAAATATTATTATTATAAACAATATCTACATTCTGAACTTTTACGCCGACGCCTAAAATACCTGTTAAATTTAAATTACTTGTTATTGATGATATCAAAGATGAATTAGATGAATTTGAAAATGAACCTAATAAATTACCACCATAAGTAATATTACCTGCTACATTAAGATTATTTACTGTTATTACATCAGCATTAATTTGATCATTGAATGTAACTGTTGATGAAAAATTTACTGGTCTATTAAAGTCGCAAGTAGTTCCATTATTATTTCCAGAAACTTCAAAATTACCTAAAACCTTTAAATCAGTTGTAGTAATATTGCTTGTAGTTAAATTTGATGTAATTTTAGCATCACCATAAACATTTAATTTATAACTTGAAGTAGGATCGCCAATTTGTATATTTGAATTAAAATAAAATTCAGCCTTATTAAAAGTTCCTCCATAAATCTGATTAGCATTTAAAGTTAAACCAGCTTGTCTAACATAAATACTATCTAAATTTTTATTTGTTTGTGTGAAATAATCATACATTATTATTTTATTAGCAAACATTGTTCCGTTGACATAAAAATTAGGAAATTCCGTAATATTTGATGTATCAATTGACATAGTATTTTTAGTATAATTTATATATGTTATTGGTTGTGAAATAGTATCTAAATTTACCAAAACTACATTATTGGTATCAATAGCTAATTGTGGATAATTGGAATTTACATAAGTTGGATGCTGACTTTTATTAATCTGATCACCATTTGGATTTATATATAAGGAATCTATGGATTGATTAGAATTATTTACATTGAAATGTAAAGGCATATTAAAAGATGTAATTATATGTGCTGGTGAATCTGATGAATTTCCAATAATTCCTAATGATATTTGTGAAGGTATATAATTAACAACTTCATTATTTGCTATAACTAATTGAATATTTGAAACAGATCCATTACAATTCTTTGCTATTTTTAAAGCATTTGTATTATTATTAGCATCATTAATAGTTCCTAATGTAACATTATAATTTGTATAAATATTATATTGGGTATAATCTCTAATTTGATAAAATAAAGAATTCGCAGAAATTTCATTAATTATTTCTGATAATGTTGATGTTGGACTTATACTTGATGATATTGTTATATTACTAGCATGAATCGCACCAGTACATAATATATTTCCATTTACAACAAAAGCAGAATCAGTATTATTATTGAGATCTGTTCTTGATATATTCACGCCTGTATTATTATCGCTCACAACCAATTTATAAATGTGATTTAATTTATTGGTATCATTAATAGCTGATGGTGGAATAGTTTCGGCAACAGCTAAACGCGTATTTATATAATCGTATTTAATGAAATCCAAGTTAGAATTAATTTCTAATCCGATACCTATCGAATCAATTTGTATTCTGTTATAATCCATTTATATTTATATATAAATAATTTTTAATAACTGTTTATATATTATGAATAATAACAAAAAAATAATATTTATAATATTAATTTGTTTATTACTTATTGATTTTTATGTATATATACCACTAAGAATTAAAAAAAATTTTACTAGAACAATTGAAATCAATTATTGTTCATCTTGAAGCATTCTTAATATAACGCGTTTAATATATTTTAACTGTTCGTTAACTTCTGTATTATTATAAATTTCTTCCTCAGTCGCATTATATAAATATAATAAAATGTGAGATAAGAATTTTTTTAATGCTAAATCATCTTCACTTTCATTACGAGGCTTTAAATAATTAAAAATCATCTTTTCTTTTTCCGAAACTTCTGGTTTACTTGAAATAAAATGTTTCTTACTTTTTTGGTATAAACTTTTATAAGTCTTGCGCGTTTGTTTTGGGTTAGATGTTCTTGTTGGTTTAGCAGTAGTACTCATATTTCTATATTATTATAATAATTTAAAAATTTTTAATCTTTAATATCTAATTGTCCATAATAAATTAATGCTTCTCTACTTACATTATTTTCAGCATCTTTCTTAGAAAAACCTGTTGCTGTTGCTATTGTATCATTTGAACGATTTTTCACACAATAATTAAAGATTTTAACGCAATCTTTTGTTATTATTCCCAATTCGCAGAATTTTGGTGTATCTTGAATTGAATGTTGCATATATGACACAAGCATGTCTTTATAATTTGTTTTCTTCAATATAAGTTCACTAAAATCAATATATGTCTCAATAATTGTTATTATCCATTTTTCCGCAATATAATATCCAGCTCCTGTTAAAGCTATTAATCCAATTTTTTCAGGCATTTTCACCTGATCATCTTGATTCTGAAAATCTGTATATAAAGCACCTATAAATGCCTCGAAAATATCCTCCATAATTTTATAATTACTTCTTCCATTTGACTCCTCAACCTGTTTTGATATTATAGCAAATTTATCAAATCCTATCTCATTTGATAAAAATCCTAGCATCTTACCATTAACAATTCGAGTTCTAATTTTAGATAGAAAACCTTCGTTTTGATCAGGAAAACGAAAATAAAGATAATTAGCAACCACCATATTCAATATAGCATCACCTAAAAATTCAAGTCTTTCATATGACATATCTTGTAAAGGAATACAATCTTTTGGACAATTTGTATTACCTGTCGCAAAATCAGCGTTTTTCATTGTGCAATATGATTTATGAATAAATGCCGTTCGATATAAATTGATATTATTATATTGAATTCCTTCTAACCCATTACTATCAAAAAACTTTCTTAAATCATTTTCTTTTAACATAATATTCGTATTATTATAAGGCAATTCATCCGATTGAATAACCTTTGTTTTATTATGGATACTCTCAATCTTTTTCATTATAAATATTAATATAATTATTTATATATCATTTTTTATTTTAATTACCTCCTGATTTAAGTCCTGATGTTTGTTGATTTTCAGATGGAGTTAATTGATTTACTGCTTGCGGTGTTAATTGTCCAGAGACAATTGATGGTATTTGTGTAGCATAAGGAGATATTTGATTAACATTAACACCGGTTTGATCAACATATTGAGGTGCTGGAGGAGGAATCTTATTTAAATCAACAGTATTATCAGTAAATTTTTCGACAATTGTAAGACGCTCGATTTGACCTTGTGTATTACAAAAATAATAATTCATTGTTTATAATTATATTATAAAAAAATTACATAGGTCCTTTTGGTTCTACTAAATCATTATTTCTAATGTGAATATGCCAATATTCATCTTTGTGAAAAATATAGATTGTAAGATGTTCTACACGAATCGCATTTTTTCCAGCTTTTTCAGCACCAATCTGATTTTTAATCATTTTTAAAAGACTGAAAGAATTACTACGAGAAGAGCAATAGAATGCGGCTTTTGTTGGTTTCTTGCTATCATTCATATAATTCTGAATAAAACGAATAACTGCTTCGACTTGACCAAGTGTAGCCATTTTATGTTAATTATAAAAATAATCATTTATCAATTTTTTATTAATTTATATTCAAATTTACCATTTTCTTTTTTTTTCAATAATAATTCTAATTGTTTATTAATAATTATAACTACCTTCTTATTAATATAATAAGAATCATATTTGGTTTTCCATATTTCTAATCGTTCTATCAATGATTTAAGGGATTTATTAGAAACATGAATATTTAAAGTTTTAAATATTCCATATTTCCAATATAATGTACTTAAATTTACAGTTTCTATTGATTCAATATTTTCTATTTTAAAATCTTCAATCATTTTATTTAAGATCATATTATGATTTTTTAATACTTCACTTAAATTAAATAATCCTTCAATAACTCTTTTATCCCATTTTTCTAATACTGGAACTACATCAGCCCTTATTTTTCCTCTCTGACTCCATGTAGGAGTGCTATTCTTTAAATATGGTAGGTTGTGTTTTTTCGCAAATTTATAAATATCATCCTTACTTACATCAATTAATGGTCTAATAAATACAATATCATCTATTTTTGATTTATATTCAAAACCTACCAAATTCTCATATTTATTATTATAAGCTATATTTGTTAAAATATTTTCTAAACAATCGTCTTTATTATGTCCTAATATTACAATTGGTTCTTCTCTTTTCATAGCACATTTATAAGAGTTAAAACGAACCCTTTTCGTATAACTTTCATATACATCCCTTAAATCATTTTTCATACATATTCTTCTCTTAATCTCATTAATTTTTCGAACATATAATTTAACATTGAAGAAGACACATAAACAACTTAAAAACTTAACTTCTTCTTCAACTTCTTTTCTATTATTATAATTAATATGAACAGCAATAATATTTATATTTTTTATAAATGATAAATTATATAAACATACAACAGAATCAACACCGCCTGATAAACTTATTATAACAGTTCTATAATTAATATTATCAAATTCACCTATCTTTTCATGTCTTTTATGACTTATTGTAATATCTGGATTATTATCTAAAATACTTCTATCAAAATCAAGAGGATAATCATATAAATCTAATTTTTCTTCGAATTTAGCACGATTAAATGTAGCCTTTATGAATTGTTTAGGAATTGGCTCAATCTTCCAACATTCATTCATCACAAATAATAAATTTTCACGAATATTAGAATGTCTATACACAAGCATATAAAACATCCAATTCGTAAAATTCAAATTTTGAATAAAAATTTTATTATTATATCTATCTGCTATTTTTATAGCTTTCCTATTGAAATAAATTAATATATGATTATTTTGTTCTTTTCTATAATAATGTCTTGTAAGTTGATCATAAATTAATATTCCTAATATTGGTTTTTCATGAATCTCATAAGAATATTCATCAATTAAATGTCCATAGTTATCTGATAAATACGCATCATTTTCATCATCCTGAGAAAACCAATACTTCTTTCTTTCAATCCAATCATTGTAAAATATATCCATTTTTGTGATATATTTTATAAAAAAATAAAATCAATTTTTAATTAGAATAATATTCATCAGCAATACCATTATTAATCGCCTCTTCCGCATTCCATTCAATGTCTTTTTTTAGAATTTTATTTAATTTTTTTTCCGTCAGAGATGTTTTTTCAACATAAACATTTGTTAAATGATCTTGAACTTTCTTAAAATTAAAAAATTCATCCTCTAAATATGACATCTTTCCCCAAACGCCTGATCTCAATTCGTGAATAAGAATATAAGCATTTTTACAGATATATCTCTTTTTACCACTTACACTAATTAGTGTTCCGGCAGACGCAACATAACCATCAACGACTGTATAAACTGGAACAGACAATGAATTCATACAATCAATAATACTAAATGCAGCATGTATAACTCCTCCATTTGTAGTTAGATGAAGATAAATTGGAACAGGTTCAATATTAAAATCCATTAATCCTCTTTTTAATTTTAATTCTAAACTTCTCAATGTATTATTTAAATTAAATGCCGTCGTATGATCAATGTCTTTATTAAAATAAATATGATTTCCCATGATATTAATTCCAGTTGTTGGCGTATCTCTGCTAATTATAATATTGGGTGTTTTTTGTTCATCATCTTCTTCATCCTCGTCATCTTCATTTACAATTTTTCTTTTTTTATTAATATGTTTAAATGAAGGCGCTGACCAATTATATTTTACACTCATTTTTATTATATTTATTTCGACTAATCTTTATATTAAAAAAATGATTTTTATTTTTAATAAGATCATTATCATAATGGGATGCGGAGAAAGTAAATATGTTCAAAATCAAGAAAGATTCGTTAAAGCTAATGTTGAAAATTTAAAACAAGTATTGCCAAAACGTTACTATAGACAACAAATTGAAGGTAAATTAAGACAATTATATGCTCATAGCGATTCTTCAAGTAATAATAAAAATTCATATATTAATGATTATGATTGGAATAAAGCAAAAACATCAGCCAAGTTTGTTTATACAGATTAAATAAAATGTATATAAATGGTATTTAAAATTATTTATACAAACATGTATAAAAAATTGAATTTATTTGTGACTGGTGGTTGTGGCTTTATTGGTTCTAATTTTTGTAATTATATAGCCGATAAAGTTAATAAACTTGTTATCATTGATAAACTTGATTATATTTGTAATGAAAAAAACATCAATTCTATTCTTAAACAAAAAAATGTTTTTTTTATTAAAGATGATTTAGTTAAGCATAATTTCTTAGAAACTTTTGAAAAACATAATATTAATTATGTAATTCATTTTGCTGCTCAAACACATGTCGATAATTCATATGAACATTTTAAAGAATTTATTAATGATAATATAATGGCTACTTATAAGCTCTTTGATGCCATTCATAAATATCCTAAATTAATAAAAACAATCCACTTTTCAACTGATGAAATTTATGGATCCTCCGAAGATGGTAGTTTCTTTACTGAACTTTCTAATTTTAATCCTACAAATCCATACTCTTCAACAAAAGCTTCTTGTGAAATGATTGTTAATACTTATAAATACACTTATAAATTACCAATTATTGTTACGCGTTGTAATAATGTTTATGGAAAATTTCAATATTTTGAAAAGGTCATTCCATTATTTATTCATAAAGCTATTAATGACGACGAGTTGACTATTCATAAAGATGGTCAATATATTCGAGACTTCATTCATGTTAATGATGTTATCGAAGGAGTTCTTACAATTATGGAAAAAGGTAAATTTGGTGAAGTTTATAATATTGGAAATGATAATCCCATTAAAATTATTGATCTTGCAAATATGATTATTAATAAAATTGGAAAAGGAAAGATTACTTATATCAAAGATAGGGCTTTTAATGATTTTCGTTATCCTCTTGATGTTTCTAAATTAAAAAGTCTTGGATGGATGAATAAGATTGATTTTAATGATGGTTTAGATGAAGTTATTGAATGGATTAAAGAAAATCATGATTATTTTAATGAGATTAAAGGTAAAACATTTAATGACAATAGAGGTAAATTACAATTTATTCCAGTTCCAACACAAACAATTAAACAACAACTTATTTCAACAAATAAAAAAGATGTTGTGAGAGGCATTCATACATCGCCTTATGGAAAGCATATCGTATGTATTAAAGGTTCTTTTATTGATTATGTTATCGATTTTACAACAATGACTTATAATAAATATTATATTTCAAGCGATAATTTAAATAAAGTCTATGTTCCACCAAATCATGGACATATGTTTATTTCACTTGAAGACGATAGCACAATGTTTTATCAAATTGAAGGAATATATAATCAAGAAAATGAAAAAAATTATAATTATCTTTGCCCTTTTATCAATTTAGATATTCCTTTTGAAAATAATTATATTTTAAGTGAACAAGACAAAAAAGCTAAGTTTTATAAAGAAGTTGATTATATTCTTCTTGGTGCTTCTGGATTTTTAGGTGGAAAAATCGAAGAAGAACTTAAAAAACAAAATAAAAATTATATTGTTCTTAATACAAGACTTGAAAATACTGATCTTCTTAAAAAACAATTTGAATTTTATAAACCAAAATATGTAATTTCAGCTGCTGGAATTAGTGGAAAACCTTCGACATCTTGGTGTGACGCTAATAAAATTGAAACACTTAATACCAATATCACATATCAATTAACTCTCGCAAATATTTGTAAATCCCTTGATATTCATTTAACTTTATTAGTTACTGGAAATATTTATAAATATGATAAAGATCGATTATTCAATGAAGCAGATGAAGTTAATAATGAATCAAATTATTATTATAAATGTAGAGTTTTATTGGAAAAATGTTTAAGTTGTTATAATAATATTCTTCTTCTTCGTATATGTTATCCAGTAAGTCTCGATAATAATCCTAAATGTCTTATTTCAAAACTTAAAAATCGTTTAGATAGTATCGACAATATTAAAATTAATATTACAGTTATTCCAGAGCTATTTAAACATATTCCCTTAATTATTGAAAAAAAACTAACTGGATTATTAAATTTTGTAAATAAAGGTCATATTTATTTACACGAATTATTAACAATTTTAAATATTGAAAATTATAAAAATAATTATAATGATGATAATCAATTTGGTCTTCTTGATACTTTATCATTGGAAAAAGTAGTAGGAGAACAAAAAATATTAAATGTTTTTGATGCTATTATTATGAATAAACAATAATCAATTATAAATATAATTGAGTGATTCTGATTTCATATAAATACTTGATTCATATTTTTCATTTACTTTAATTGGATGTTTAACTACTTGTTTTACTTTTTTTGATTCTTTTGTTATTTGAGATAACATCAGTTTGGTTTCTTGTTCTTTCTTTTCTTTTTCTGATATTAATCCAATAAGATTATTATATTCAATCTTTCTAATTTCTGCTAAAAACTTTTTACTCATATTTATCATTTTTTATTATTTATCATTTTTTATTATCATTATTATATAGAATACAAATGGGTAGTTCGCAAAGTACTCCGCAACAACAACAATATTATCAACCTCCTGAACGAAATAATTATCTTAAAACTAAACAAACAACAAATTCTGTCAAAAGTGATAAAAAAGATAGCGAAATGATGAAAAATATTAAAAGTAAAAATCTATTCTATTATATAGTAGCTTTAAAAGATAAAGAAAATAAAATAATTGAAGGATATGATTTAATGATCGCTGTCGATAATAATCATGAAATACAAAATACACAAGTTTTATCAATAGATGATTATAATAAAATAGCAGGAAGTGATGATTTTAAAAATAAATTTAATAAACTTAATAAAAAAATAAAAACTGGTGGTAGAAGAAATGGTATGCGTAGAAGAGGAGGAACTATAAATAATATTCAACAATGTCCACCATGTGCTTTACAACAACCACAACAACAAATACAATATCAAAAAGATACAACATTTGGACAATCATTCACTAGTAGTTTTGGTGCTGGACTTGGTGCTGGATTAGGTGTTATGTCTACTGTTTTATTAATGGATCTTTTATTACCTCGATTTAATTATTATGGATATGGTTATTATGATACATATGGTTATGACAATGATGTTTTTATAGAAGTTAATAATTATTATCCTGATAATTATGACGAAGGTTATGAAGATGGATATGAAGATGCTACCGATAATCAAGAAAATAGCGGAGACAATCTAGATTCATCTAATATAGATAATACTGATAATGGCGCTGATGATGGTGGAGATGATTATGGAGATGGTGGTGATTTTAGTGGAGGACGAAGACGCCGTAAAAATCAAAAAAATAAAAGAATACCAAGAAAATCTAAGTCTTAAATTTAAAATAATTTTCAATATTGATTCTATTCCCTTTTATAAAAACCATATCGTATTCATTCCATAATAAATTATAACATGGTTGAAATGTTAAATCATCCAAAATTTGTTTTTTTATTGTTGATGGATTTCTAAAATCAACATTTTTATAATAAGGCATCAATGAACCAATATTCCAATTATTTTTAAGCACTAATTGGGACATGTCGATTTCTTTTTTCAATACAACTTCATCATAATTATTTATATAAATTGTATTACTGAATATTCCCTTGTTTATTAAAAATTCTACTGTTTCTTTATTCATCGCAAAAATATATGATTGAACATGAAATAATATTTTATTAAATTTTTGAATACAAGAATTTATACTACTTCCAAATATTCTAACATCATCTGTTAAATTATTTGTATAAATATCAGTCCATTTACCTTTATAATAAGATGGCACAAATGGACCCAAAACTGTCGAATTAACAAAAATGAATTTTTCATATTTTTTATAAAAATCATCTTTTAATAATCCATCGCTCCAACCACCAAAATCATAACCATTATTATCTCTATAAATCCTATAAACATAATTAGGACAATCAAATGTTATTTTTTTATTATTAGAAATCATTATAAAATCAACATTTTCATCTTCGAAAATAGCATTTTTTATAAAATACTTAACGCGTTCATTATATTCATGAAAAACATACAAAACCAGAGTTTTATTAGACATTATTATTTAAGAATAATCTTAATAAACCTTTAAATCATTTGTATTTATTTCAAATTATATTTTTTATCGTTTTCAAGTAGAATAAAAAAAATTAATAGATGTCTTCATGGGCTGCTATTAATACAATTAGCGGATTTGTTGGTATAGGAACACCCGCAAATTCTACTAATTGTATTTCCTTATATACATCAACGACATCTTCTAGTAATCAAGCATTAATTACATCTACATCTAATTTTGCCAATATTCAATTTAACAATAATAATTCGTCAAATGCTTATCTTGGTATTGGTTGTAGTAATATAACAGGTAATTATTCGAATAATATGTTCCTTCAAGCAGATAAAGGTATCATTTTTAATACAGGGGGTAATACTTTTTCTACTTCTATCCCATCTATGATTATTTCTTCTACCGGAAATGTTGGTTTTGGTTCTTCCCTCCCTAATACAAAACTTGATATTTCAGGTGTTGTTAATATAAAAAATGGAACTAATTCAACGCCATCTTTTTCAACTGCTTATGGTGGAACTGGGGATCGAATAGTTTTTGTAAATGGAACTTCTGGAACATCATATCCATATTCAGTTGGTATTAATACAAATTCTTTATGGTATTCTGTTCCATCCGGAGCAACACATGATTTTTATGTAAATGGCACTGCTATCGCTCAAATTAATTCAACTGGTTTAATTACTAATTCGACATATTCAATTACTTCTGGTTCTTCTATCACGGCTAATAGTTTATCTTTAAATAATGGATCTATTAATAACACAAGCACTATTAATATTAATAACCCCCCAACTGGTGCTAATTATAGTTTAAATGTTAATGGTATTTCATCTACAAATGGTTTAGTTAGTGGTTTTAATAATGATTCAAATTATTATCCTTATAATTCAGGAAAATTTATATTACTACATCATCCGACTTATAGTGGTGCTATTGGTTCTCAATATCCAAATCCAGAATGTGCTTTTGTTATGGGTAATTCTTCGTGGGCACCAGGACAACCTTTATATTCTACAATTCCATGGGCTTTTTATAATGGAGTTGTAAAATATGCTGCTAGCGTTAGTCCTAATAATTCAATGAGATATGATATTGGTAATTCAACAATTAATAGTACAGTAGGTGTAAATAATGGCGGGGGAACAGGAACAAATACATTTAATCCATTATTAAGTATATTATGGAATGGTAATGTTGGAATTGGAATAACAAACCCATCTAGTTCATATATTTTAACTGTTAATGGAAATACAAATCTTTTAGGAGGTGTTGATTTATCTGGTAATGTTAATACAACTAGCACAACAGCAAATTCAATAAATACATCAGGCGGTATTACAGCTGTTAGTAATATTACAGTTACTGGAAGTGGTTCTACTATATCAGCAAGTAATGCTAATATTTCTTTCAATTTATCAGTTAATAGTAATATTAAAACTAGTAATATTGTTTGTAGTAATCTTTATAATAGTAATACTATAACTTCAAGTAATTTAGTTATAACAGCAACTGCCACTAATTCTATTCTTACATCAGGTGGTATTAGTGCTTCTGGTGTTATTACAACTACCAATAATATTACTACAACTGGTTCGGGTTCCTTAAATATAGCAGGTTCTATTACTGGTGCTTCATTAGGGTTAGGAACTACTGGTGATATTACTAGCGTTCGTAATATTACTTCTACTGGTCTTATAACTACTTCAAGTAATCTTAATGCTGCTGGTTTAACATTAGGTTCGGGAGATGTTGGAAGTATTCGTAATATTTATTCATCAGGTCTTATAACTACTTCAAGTAATATTACTACTACAAGTGGAGGAACTATAACTGCTTCTGGTATTATTAGCGCAGCAG